AGTATGAAAGCGATCTGATGAATCGTGGTATTGAATTGCCACCCCGATTCGGCGCTACCGACGTCGCGGAACAAATTGCGCGGCGATTTGGTGTTGAAGCGCCGGTGGCAAACGCGATGCTTCGGTTCTTTGACGCGCTCGATATTGACCTTAGTGAGTTGGCTGTTGGTGGACGACTGAGCGCCGCTGATGCCGCCAAGGTCAAGACGACGATCAAGTTCCAAGACAAGGGCTTTGACCTTGGTGCTTTGGAAGTTCTTGATGACGGCCGTCTCATTCTTCGTTCGTTCTTCAACGACAATCCCAACGAAGGCGCGGCGATGCGGGGGATGGTTGGAGTCATCCGCCAACGATTGTTCAACGCCGACATCCCTGAAACGCATCGTGGCGGCATTACTGATGCTGATATCCGAGCGATCGATGATTGGCTTGGGAATAGCCGTAGAGCTCCACGAACTCGCGGTGCGTTCGGTGTTCCAGGCGGTCCTGCCACAAACATGCCCACAGGAGGAGCACCGGGCCGAATGGGGGCGATCGCGGATTGGACGCCCGCCGACGAGCGTAAGTTCATCAATGGCTTCATGCGTTGGATGATGTCTGCCGACGTGGACAGCGCCCGCCTTAGCGACCAAGTCTACGACTCGAACGCCTTTGATATTCCTGAGTCGGTCATCCCCGCATTCATGCGTATCAGGGAGATCCTTTCTCGGGTCTATGACGGCGTGAACGATCCACGCTTCCTGTCCACTCCGAAGCAACCAAAGCGCGTCAACCGCGTCTTTGAGAAGACGCTTGTTAAGCAAGTGACTGAGCGGGCGAAGCGGGAAAAGGAGCAGCTCCTTTTGTTCCAACAGGCGCTTAGTGGCGGCTCAGACGACGCCCTAGAAATCCCCGACGGGGAGGCGATCGGATCTGACAAGGACTGGAACGACACGCCCAGGATCTTTGGCATTGAAGGCTTTGGATCCAAACTTACTAGCCAAGCAATTTCCGCGATGACGTCCCCTATTGGGAAGATCCGGTGGTTGGCGATGCAGATGCACTTTACCCGCGTCGCTCCGCGAACAAACGACATGGCTCGGCGCATGGTCGGTCAGCCAACGACGATCAACGAGTACGTCCACCGAATCAAGGCTGTTACTGAACTGCGCCTTCTCCGCGCATTCAACAAGAACCTCAACGAGTTCATTGCGGATGGGAAGGACTATACGCAGATCGGTAAGGCCGAGCGTATGAAGAGCATCTTCCGCCACGAGAAGCGGAGGCAGTTCAATCAGATGGTGTATGAGGAAATTCATGCTCCAGGAACCCATTCAGATAAGAACGTAAAGGCCGCGGCCGAAGCGTGGCGCAAGGAAGTCAATACGCTTCGGGAGCTAGCGAAGAAGTCGGGGGTAAAGGGCTTTGAAGCTCTCGCCGAAGACCCCACATACTTCCCTCGTCTGTATAAGTGGAACGCGGTTGATGCTTTCGTCTTGCGTCACGGGCAAGATGAGTTCAAGAAGCTGCTGTTGAATGCTTTGGACAAGACGGACTTTGAGCCCGAGCAGGCAGACGCTCTTGCGACACTCTTGAGTGAACGTCTGCTTCGGATTGCCCGCGGTGAACGCAAGTCCGGCAGCTTCAACATCAATCAGGTCGTGCAAGAAATCCTGTCCGAGATGGATCGCCCGACGACGCCGGCAGGGCCGATTCTCACCCCTCGGGCTAGGTATCGATTCCGGGCCGATGTCCTTACGCGCTTGGAGGACGGATCTAGCGCTTCGCTTTCTGACCTGGTTGAGCGTGATGTGACTGTCGCTTTCAGCTCCTATGTTCGCTCTCTCGCTGGGGCTATCGGCGAAACCAAGTTGATCAATCGGTACAAGACCGAACTCCTTGCCAGAGGGGCGACTCAAGAGGCTGTGGACAAGATCAATACTTGGGCCGACCTGATTGATGACATCAAGAAATCATCTCGAAGCCTGTCTTCGGATGAAATGAATGGCTACATGGACTCTCTAGGTGAACTCCGCGCAACGATGCGGAGTGAGCCGGATCCGTCGTCGTTTGGTACTGGCGTCTTCAACACGGTGTTCTCCGAAAACGCCCGCCGGCTTATGAAGATTGCTTACTTGCAGCGCGGCGGCTCGTTCGCTTTGGCGCAGATGAACGAATTGGCCCGCACTATTTCACGGGCGGGATTCGATAACGTGTGGCGGCAGCTTCCTACGATCAAAGAGCTACTCGACAGCGCCAGGCAGGGCCGGCAAGTCAATGAATTGGCTTCCTTAATGGAACAAGCTTTCGGCCTAGGCTCTGACCGACTTCGCCGCACTACGGGTCGAATTGACGACGCTTTGAACGCATATCCGCCCCATGTTCGTGCGGGTTGGTATCAGAAAGCCGCCACAAAGATGGCTAAGGTAGACGAGAAGCTCGACGCGCTCGTGTTCGCGTTTGCCGACCTTAGCGGCCTTGCGCCGCTGACTTCGGCAACTCAGCACCTCACAGCGATGTCGCTCATTCAGCGTCTGCACTCCATCTCCGCGGGGCGCAGTAAGAACTTCAGCCCAGCGATCATTCGTCAATGGGGTCTTGAGGACTCTCAATATCAGGCAGTCGTCAAGGCTGTCGGTCGCCACGCTAAACTTGATTCTCGCGGTCGAGTCATCGACATCGACATGGACAACATCAGCAACGATGATTTCCGCGCTCTGATGACGTTCTTGGAGCGAGGTACGATTGCCACGATTCAGGATCCGCCCACAAGAGGCGATCTGCATAAGTTCTTCTTCACCCCCCTGGGGAAGATGCTTGTTCAGTTCCGCACGTTCAACACGAAGGGTATAGACAGCTTCCTCCGAACGACGATTCAGCGTAAGGACTTCGATGTTGTTCGTGAGTATTTGATGACGGGCATCCTGGCGATGCTCACACAAACGTTCAGGAAGCAACTTCGGTATGCGTCAATTACTGACGCTAAGGAACGAAAGAAGTACGAGAAAGAAAACTTCAGTCCTGGAGCCTATGCGTCGTACTTCATGTCGGGACCGACAGAAAACTACCTGTTGATGATCGGAACCGATTCGTTGAGCCAATTTCTGCTCGGCCAATCGACCTTTGGATCTAGGGTTCGATACTCAGGTCTGAGTTCTTCGCCATTTGACGTTTCGGGCACTCCGGCTTGGGCCGCGATCGACTCTGCTTATAAGGCGGTGCAGGGTCCAACAAGGGCAATGCTGAGGTCGGATTACGACTTCAGTCAAAGGGATTTGCATGCAATTTTCAACAGCTTGCCGGCTGCTAGGGCCGTAATCATCGGCGAAGGTCTTAGCAAGCTTGAAGAGTACTTGGGATCGAATCTACCTGAAGAATCAAAGAAGGGAACTAAATGACTCAGTTTTACGAGCTTCCGTACAAGGCGCGCAAGTTCTACAACGGCGACGGGCAAAGCCAGCACTTCCCCATTATCTTCGAGGGTGGAGCGCCTCTCGATTACGCTCACGTCAAGGTGTTCCTGAATCAGTCAGAATTGACCACCGGCTGGACTATTGTCGAACTGAACGGCGCAAAGAACGTCCGCTTCGATACCGCGCCTGCTTCCGGTACTGGCAACGTCATGTTGCAGCGCGTCACGCCATCAAACGCCGATGAGCGAGTCGTGGACTTCAGCGACGGATCCGTTCTGACCGCAGAAGCTCTTGATCGCGCACAACTCAACTCGCTGTATGTATCGCAAGAGTCCGCGGACCTGTTCCTTGATCAGGGTGGATCAGCGGTAAACATTGCTACGGCACAGACGATTTTGGGCGAGAAAACGTTCAACAACAACCTGATCATTTCGGAAGATGGGCGCTTGATTTACAAGCCCGCGACGCCGATCTCAAAGGTGGATTTGGGTGAACAGTACGTTCTTGCGGCTGAGTCTTCTACTGGTGTTGTTGGGTGGCAGAAGACCGCTCTTACAACCATCCAAGATTCAATTGTTCAAACCCAAGGTCCAGCCGGTACGCAGGTAATTACTGCTGCGAAGCAGTTTGACAACGTAACGATTTCAATTGCTGGATTCAAGGTTTCTGGTGGTACTGCTCCAGTTAAGGACAAGGCTGTTGTTGCTGGAAACAACCTTGGACAAATGACGTTGCAGCCGATTGTCAACGGGATCAGGTTTGCTGATTCAGCGGGGGCCGCTGTCAATACGGGAATCGTGACGGTCACTCCCGCGGCAATCGGCGCGGTTGCTGTCGGATCAGTCGTGGGTAACACGCAGACGATCAACACCGAAGTCATCTTCACCCAATCCGTGGAAATCGGTGACGGCACGGTTGACGATCAGTTGACTATTTCAGGTGACCTGTATTTGGCGTCGCCGCAGGCCGCATCAGGCAAGGTTCTTGGTTGCCTCGGATCCAACGGCCAGGCTGACTGGATCAATCCGCCGCAGACCGGCATCACGAGCATCAACGGTGACTCTGGAACTAATGGTGTCGTCACGCTCGACGCTGCCGATGTAGGCGCTGTATCGACCACGCAGGATCAGACGGTTCTTGGCCACAAGACGTTCCAAGATTCTGTCACTCTCGGCAACAACGAGACAAAGAGCGTCACGATCAACGGGACGATGAAGTACACCAACGGCGTCACGCCGACTGGACAGGCTGGTAAGGTTCTGACGTCTCTTACGGACGGAACCGCAGCTTGGGGGAATCTTCCTAGCATCGTCAACTCGATCCAAACCGTCAATGGTGCGGTGAGTGGTGACGTGGCGCTGACTGCGGCTGACGTTGGAGCTGTGTCAGCGGGAACTACGCAGACGATTACTGGTGAAAAGACGTTTACGAACAACGTCACGCTCGGCAACAGCTCGTCGAACATCATTAGCATCGGAGGTTCTCTCCGAATTCCTGTCGGTCAAATTGCTGCCGGTAAAGTTCTGACAAGCGACGCCCAAGGTAATGCGTATTGGGCCGCAGCTCCAGCAACGGGTATTACGAGCGTCAACAACGATACGGGCACAAACGGAGCTGTCACGATCGACGCGGCCGATGTAGGAGCTGTTTCGTTGACCGCGAATGAAAGCGTTTCCGGCAACAAAACTTTCACCGACTCAGTAACTCTTGGAAACAACAACACAAAGAACGTTGTTGTCAACGGGACGCTTAAGTACACGAACGGCGTTACTACTCCAGGCCAAGCCGGAAAGGTTCTTACGTCGCTTGAAGACGGAACCGCGGCTTGGAGCTCCCTACCTAACATCGTCAACTCAATCCAAACCGCATCCGGACCCGTCAGCGGAAACGTCACACTTACGGCCGACGATTTGGGTGCTGTTTCGGTTGGCGCAAATCAATCCATTACTGGAGCAAAGACGTTTACGAACAACGTGACGTTGGGTGAAAACGTAAACCAAGGCATCACAATCAATGGTTCGCTCCGAATTCCTGTTGGTCAACTAGCGGCCGGTAAAGTTCTGACAAGCGACAACCAGGGTAATGCATACTGGGCTTCGCCTGCTGCTACGGGAGTTACGTCGGTCAACAACCAGGCCGGGCCGGATGTTACGCTTAGCGCCGCCGATGTTGGTGCCGTGAGTGTTCAGGGCACTCAGGAAATCACGGGTCACAAGACGTTCTCCAACAACGTGAATCTTGGTGTTGACGGTAATGACGTCATCACGATCCAAGGTGACTTGCGTTATCCCGTTGGCCACGCTGCGGGTAAGGTTCTGACTTCGACCGCCGACGGCAAGGTGATTTGGCAGACGCCGGAATCCGCTCCAGTTCAATCTGTGAACGGGAATACCGGGGCTGTGACAATCAGCGCTGGAGACCTGGGCGCTTTCACTTCAACCACGCTTCCAATTGCTAGCGCATCTCAGCGAGGAGCTGTTCGTATTGGTACTGGACTCGGAGTAGACGCGCAGGGCATTATTAGTGTCAACGCCAGCGCCGTGCTCCCCGTCGCATCGGCAACCGTTCTTGGTGGAATTAAGGTCGGCAGCAATCTGTCGATCAATCAAGATGGCGTGTTGAGCGCGGCAATTTCCCAGACTACTGGTGTCACTACGTTTAACAGCCGCACGGGAGATGTTATGCCCGCGTCGGGAGATTACACCGCGGCTCAGGTTGGAGCCTTGGCACTTGGGTCGGACTACCAAGAAGTCACGGGAAAAAAGCGATTCTCTAGTGCGCTGCTTGCGGCTCCTGCGGGCGGCGCCAGCACCCAAGTTGTTGGGCAGAACGGCATGTCCGGGGTTCAACTAAATTCCGACGGCCTCGCTCAATTTCAGCGCACGACGGGTACTGCTAACGCAATTCAAGTTCACGCCCCTAGTGGCGGTACTACCGCATTCGTCACGAGCGCCGGCTCTGCTCAATTCAACGGCGTCGTGACTGCAATCGGCGGCTTTAGTTCTCCTGCCGGCATGAACATCGGCGACAACACGAACGACGGTATCAACATCACGGGTACGCTTAAGATCGCCGGCAACGGAACCCCAGCAAGCGGCAAGGTTCTCGTCTGCACGAATGCGGACGGTAATGTTGAGTGGCAGTTCCCAGCAAATGCCCCGGTTCAAAGCGTTAACGGGGTGAATGGGGCTGTGTCGATTTCGGCTGACGGAGAGGCGAATCCTAGCACAAATCTCAACGCCGTTACAAAGGCAACAGCGCAGACGATTTCTGGCGCAAAGACGTTCTCGGCTAACACGCTGTTTAATGCGAACGTCACTTTGGGCGACAACGCCGCCGACGTGGCAACCGTAAACTCAACTTTGAAGGTCGTGTCGGGCTCACCCGCAGCCGGTAAGGTTCTGACGTGTTCTAACGCAGACGGTACGGCTGTTTGGTCTACTCCTGCGGTTCCTCCTGTGACTTCGATCATTATGGGGGGCGAAACTTATACGGGTAATGTCACGATTAATGCGGCAACCCTGGGTGTTCTCAGCACCTCAAGTGACTCAACTGTTACGGGATCGAACACGTTTTCGGGGGCTCAAACATTTACTGGCGGCGTTACGCTTGGTGATGCGCTCAGCGACAACATCACGATCGAAGGCACGATCAAGATTCCAACCAATGCCGGCGTAAATAAGGTCCTCACTTGCTCAAACGCCGACGGTACTGCTGTTTGGACGACTCTAGCTTCGCCTCCGGTTACTTCAGTAAACGGCGCTGTTGGCGCTGTTACCCTAAACGCTGCAAGCGTCGGGGCTGTATCCGTCGCTGGCAACGAAACAATTACCGGCGCAAAGACGTTCGCGGCTAACACGCTGTTTAATGCGAACGCCACTTTGGGTGACAACGCGGCGGACATTGCAACCGTCAACGCGACCTTGAAGATTAATTCGGGCGCCCCTGCGGTCGGTAAGGTTCTGACGTGTTCTAACGTAGACGGCACGGCCTCTTGGTCTACTCCTGCGGCTCCCCCCGTGACTTCGATCATTATGGGGGGCGAAACTTATACGGGTAATGTCACGATTAATGCGGCAACCCTGGGTGTTCTCAGCACTTCGGCTAACACGACGATTACTGGTGAGAACACGTTCTCCGCACCGCAGACGTTTAGTGGTGGCGTGACCCTCGGTGATGCGCTCAGCGACAACATCACGATCGAAGGCACGATCAAGATTCCAACGAATGCGGGCCTCAATAAGGTACTCACTTGCACGAATGTGAACGGCACGGCTGAGTGGACGACTCTTGCTGCACCGCCGGTTACTTCAGTAAACGGCAATGTTGGTGCTGTTGTCCTAGACGCTGCAAGCGTCGGGGCAGTCGCTACTTCTGGCAACGAATCGATCAGCGGCAACAAGACGTTCAGCGGAACTACGACGTTTGCCGGAACAACGAACCTGAACGGCAACACCGTTCTTGGCGATGCGGGGGCCGACACGGTCGTTGTTAATGGGTCGCTACGCATCCCCGCTGCGGCGACTGTGGGCCGCGTGTGGACTTGCTCTAATGCGACTACTGGGGCAGGATCGTGGTCTACCCCGCCAGTAGTCTCTGTAAACACCCAAACCGGGGTCGTAGCTCTTACTGCGGCAGACGTTGGAGCGGCGTCGATTTCGGCCCTCAATACCGTGAGCGGAGTAGCAAACCAAGCGGCAATCGACGCCGCTACGGCTGTCACAACGGCATCAAACGCCTTGGCGGCGGCTAATACAAAGCTTTCGAGCGTTGCTATCGGCCAAACTCCGATTGGTCCGACTGGATCTGAAACCAACTTCGACTGCTTGTCGGGTTCTGGTACTTCGGCTAGTCCGCTGAAGGTTCTCGGGGCTCATCCGGTTGGCTACGTTCCTAGCGGCGATTTGACTGGGTCATATCCGAGTCCGACCGTAGGTGGCAACAAGATCACTTACGCCAAGATGCAGCAAGTCGCCGGCCAGAAGCTTCTCGGTAATTCATCCACGACTTCAGCGAATGTCACCGAAATTGGCCTCGGTACTGGGTTGACTTGGGGTTCCGGGGGTGATACAGGAAAGATCGTACTTTCCCCTGATGCCGCGGCTTCAGTTACTGCGACGGGCAACAATACGTTTAGCGGTACGAATCAATTCAACAACGCGGTTACCGTAGGCACAGTAGAAGCAAATAAAACGCTGGCTGTTAACGGCGCTTTCACCACGACTGGAGCTACGACGCTTGGTGCGACTGCTGCTGGAACGACGATCAAGGGTTCGCTCAAGATCGAAGGCGGATCGCCAGGAGCAAACAAGGTTCTGACTTCTGACGCTACTGGCAACGCGACTTGGGCGACGTTCACGCCGCCTACTGGGCGGTACAAGATGGTGACCACAGTTCTTGCCTCTGGAACCTCTTGGACAAAGCCTGAGGGTGTGACGTTTGTCGAGTTCTGTTTGGTCGGTGGTGGTGGTGGTGGGGCTCAGGGCAACGGTTCCGGAAGTTACGATAAACCTGGATGGCCCGGCGGCGACGGCGTCTGTGTTGTTGGCTCATTTACTGCACCGGAGGCTCAGACTACATACACCTACGCAATCGGTGGCGGTGGGAACGGAAACAACACGTCCGGTGGCGCCGGTGCTGCGGGTGGAAACAGCACGGCGTTTGGGATTACGGCATTCGGAGGAAGAGCTGCTCCGAATGCAGACACAGAATTTGATTATGGAGTCACTACCGGAAACAACCAGCAAGACTGGTCACATGACCGGCCATCTATTGATGCTTACCAAGCGCCGGCGGCGTTTAGTGTCGGTACGGCTCCATCAGGGGTGAGTTCGTTGTCTTCTCGCGGAGGAAGCCCACTCATGTTTGGGCTTGGGCAAATGCGTCGATCACGGGCTGCGTCATCTACCGCTGCTGTTGCGTACAGCACAGCAAACTCTTGGATGGCTGGTAGTGGCGGAGCAGCGGGCAGTAACAGCACAAAGACCTTTAATGACGGCGCATCAGGCTATTCGCTGTGTGCCACAGGTGGCGTCGGTGGCGCTCTTGCTGTTCGTTACATCCAGCCTGCTTGAGGTAACCAATGAACACAGACCACGAACTGATGTTGGCCCTCGGCCGTCTTGAGGGAAAAATGGATGCGCTGATTCAGATGCAGCGGATCCAAGAAGAACAGCTCAAGTTCCACGAAGAGAGGATCAGATCGCTTGAGCACTACAAATCGTTTGCGATGGGCATTGCGGCTCTGGTTGGCGCCGTGTCTTCGCTAATCTTCTCATTCTTGCTGAAAGGGTTCCAATGAAAGAAACGTTCGCTTCTTTGCACGAAGCACTAGCAAACGATCTTCTCCGAAGGATCCAAGACGGAAGTGCGACCGCGGCTGATCTTTCAGTCGCCCGTCAGTTCCTCAAGGACAACGGGATTGACGCTACGGCGCAACAGTCTGAGCCTCTGTTGAACTTGGCGAAGACTCTGCCGTTTGATCCTGAATCGGAAGCCGCATGATCGACCCCAGGATCAAAGACTTTCGCAACTTCCTGTACTTGGTTTGGGATCACCTCGGCCTACCGGATCCGACCCCAATCCAGTACGACATTGCGGACTTCATTCAACACGGGCCTTCTCGACGCATTGTCGAGGCGTTCCGCGGCGTAGGCAAGAGTTGGATCACGAGCGCGTTCGTCGTGCACACGCTTCTTCTGGACCCGACGAAGAACATTCTCGTCGTGTCTGCATCGAAGCAGCGCGCAGACGACTTCTCGACGTTCACGCTTCGGCTGATCCATGAGATGCCGATGCTGCAACATCTGCGCCCGAAGGAAACGCAACGCAACTCAAAGATCGCCTTCGACGTCGGCCCTGCGCCGGCAAGTCACGCCCCGTCCGTAGTGTCCAAGGGAATTACGAGTCAGATCACGGGTAGCCGCGCAGACTTGATCATTGCGGACGACGTCGAGAGCTCAAACAACAGCGCAACGATCACGCTCCGGGATAAGCTTGCTGAGACGGTCAAGGAGTTCGAGGCCGTCCTGAAGCCTGGGGGGCAGATCATCTACCTCGGTACGCCCCAGACGGAGCAGTCGATTTACAACCTACTCGCGGAGCGCGGGTATGTGATTCGCATTTGGCCCGCCAGGTATCCGGACGCAAAGCGTCGGACGACTTACGGTGAGCGGCTTGCTCCGATGATTGCCGACGGGCCGGATGACATGACTCCGACGGAGCCTAAGCGCTTTGACGAGTTCAGTCTGAAGGAACGTGAGTTAGGCTACGGTCGGTCTGGCTTTGACCTTCAGTTCATGCTCGACACGACGTTGACGGACCTTGATCGGTATCCGCTCAAACTGTCCGACTTGATCGTCATGGCCCTAAACGACGAGTCTGCCCCAGAGAAGCCTATTTGGGCTGCGGACATTAGGAACGCGGTTACGGACGTCCCGTGCGTCGGTTTCAACGGGGACAGGTACTACCGCCCGATGGCTATTACGGGCTCGTGGATCCCCTATACGGGCTCCGTGATGGCAATCGACCCCTCGGGTAGGGGTGCGGACGAAACGGCCTACGCGGTCGTCAAGATGCTTAATGGCTTCCTGTACGTCACGGATGCCGGCGGGCTCAGCGGGGGTTACAGCGAAAAGACGATGAATGAACTCGTCCAGATCGCCAAAAAGCAGAAGGTAAACCTCATCCTCGTGGAATCCAACTTTGGCGACGGGATGTTTGAGGAGCTGCTTAAGCCCCACTTGATTCGCGAATACCCGTGTACTGTCGAGTCAATTAGACACAACATCCAGAAAGAGAAGCGGATCATTGACACTTTGGAGCCCGTGATGAACCAGCACAGGCTCGTAGTCAACGACAGGCTGATCCGCCAGGACTACGACACGACGGCAGACAAGTCGTCCGAAACCCGCCTTCAGTACCAGCTCTTCTACCAAATGAGCCGCATTACCCGCGCTAGGGGCTCCCTTGCCCACGATGACCGCCTGGACGTCCTCTCGATGGCTGTGGGCTATTGGGTCCAACAGATGGCTCAAGACGCTGACCGGCGCATTGCCGTCCGTAAGGGCGAGATGCTCGACAGGGAATTGGCGAGGTTTATGGAGTCCGCCGTTGGCCGCAAAGACAGAGGAGGGGACACATGGGTAAGCCTGTGAAGTACAACGACGACATGGATCCACCGGACGACGACGAAATCTACATCGACCTTGTCGTCGTTTCTGCGATGGCGGTCAAGGCTTACGAGGCTTTCCTGAAGGGCTCAAACGGGTCCAGCCTCACCCTAGCTCGGGCTATGAAGGAGCTCCGTGACCGCCTTCCGAACGATATCGATGACCTGATGGACGATTAGCGTCTGGGGACTCACCGGACTCAGGAATGGTTTCCGAGCCTGTAGATCTCTCCCTATCCCCCTAGAAAACGGTTCGCCGTCGGCGGGCTTCGGCTTGTCTATGGGGGGGTAGGGGGGGATCTACGCGGATCTTGGAATGGTGAAAACAACTATGAACAAACTCCGAATTACTTCGGCTTGCAAGGGTAAGTCCTTGAACAAGCCCTGGAAGACTCCGGGGGGTCCGAAGAAGTCTGCGGTATGCGTGAAGTCTGGTTCTTCTGTGAAGGTTGTCCGATTTGGAGACCCGAACATGAAGATCAAGAAACACATCCCAGGACGGAGATCAAACTTCCGGGCTAGGCACAACTGTGCAACACCTGGACCGAAGGACAAGGCCCGGTATTGGTCTTGCAAGGCGTGGTGAACAATGCCCCGTAACTACAAAAAAGAGTACGAGAAGTACCACAGCTCTGAAAAGTCCAAGAAGGACCGGGCGCACAGAAACAAGGTTCGACGGATGATGATCCGGAAGGGCCGTGTACGGAAGGGATCAGCACATGATGTTGATCACAAGGATGGCAACCCTCGAAACAACAAGCTTAGCAACTTGAGGATTGTCCATCGTTCTATCAATCGCGCTAAGCATTGAAAGGTTTCTCATGGCAAAGGGTGGTGGCGGAGTTCAGGCTCCTAGTGGTGGTGGCGACAATCCGAATCAAGTCAGCACTCCTGGCGCGGTGGCAGTTAAGCGCCGCAAGCATAAGGAGCAAAACAGCAAGGCTGCTAGCCTCGGTCGTCAAGCGGCCATCGGTGGCCCTAGCAACGCCCTTAAGTCGGGCAAGATGGCTAAGCCTCTGATCGACACTTCTCGCTTCAAGATCAAGAAGCGGAGCCGCTAATGGCATTCGTTGAGACAGGGGTGAACCCCAAGACTGGCGCTGCGATCGGCTACAACCGAACGCACAAAGACCAATACCCGTCCAACAAGAAGAAGGGTCGTAAGCAACTCAAGATCAAGAAGAAGGGTTACTGATGGCATTCATCAAACAGGACAAGCCAGCCAACTTCGGCCCGACTTCGTCCAACCCATCTAGCCGTTGGGTTCCTGACAACGCCGAGTACGGGGCTCAGTTTGATCCTGAAGACGACCCGAACCGCATGGTGACCGTTCCAGAATCGACGTACGACAAGACGCGATTTGGGTACTTCAGGCAGCTCAAGGACTTCGGCTCTTTGGCCCCAATGTTGCTGTCGATGCTCCTGAGCCTCCGTGGCCCACAGTCCGTCCGAGAGGAGCTGGAAGACAATGGACAGCAAGTCAGCCGGGGAGTCCCAGACAAACTCCTCACCTCCGCAAACGTCAACCCCCTCGCAATTCGACCTCGCCGGCGTCCTGCCTGAGTTCGTCTTCATCGGTGGAATTCAAGTTCCGGTGAAACTGGCTAAGATGGCTCCTGGAGACTTCGGGGAGTGGAGGGGCTACCCAAGCCCGTCCATCACGGTCAACGGCGTCCTGGAGGCTCCTGCGGCCTTTATGACGATCCTGCATGAGTCTCTGCATGGCATATCCGAGATGTATGAACTCGGGCTGACGGAGAGGGATGTCAGGGTACTGGAGATCGCACTCTCGGACCTGTTTAGGAGGACTGAGGGGTTGCGGCATTTTGGGGAAAAAATCTGAGCAGGGTTTGATATCAAGCCAGGGGGGTCTTCCCCCCCGGCGGCCCTTCGAGCTCTCGCGCGTGCGCGTGGGCGCCCGTGGGCGCGCCTGGGCGGGCGCGTGGGCGTGCGTGCGTGTGCGCGGGAGCGCGTGCGGGCGCTGGCGCGTGCCCGAGCGCGTGCGCGTGCTTCCGTGTGCGCTT